CGAAGAATTCCAGCAGTAGATAGTATAGTTCCATCTGTTGGAACAGTTCCATCAGTAAGGAACGTTTTTTGAGGTAAGAAATCACCTGTAACCGGGTCGGTAGCGAAAGAAGGTATAAGTACATTTTCACCCTGTTGTGGTGTTAGTGTACAAGACGTATAGTAGTCTCTTGGCCAGTTTCTTCGTTTTACCCTTATCTGAGGTAAGTTTGTTTCAATAATACCTGTATTATCTCCCGGAGTAAGTACAATTCTGAGATTTTCCTGTATTTGTGAATTACGATACATCCAACGCCATATTTCATTATATGCAGCGACAGGTATAGCTGAAGCCTCAGTTGATGCAATTAATGTTCCGGCTGCTGGTGGCATAGCAAAGCCCATATAAGACATGATACCATCAGTGAAAATTGCGTGGGCTCTTTTGTAATCAAAATACGCCCAAGGTATTGTACCTGTTACCGGGTCTTGCTTGATAAAGTCCTCGAATGCATTATTTGATGAACCTCCATCGAACAAAGTTTGAGTTCTTACATAGAACCAGTCTATAGTAAAGAAACACTGGTGCATAATTGGAAGATACAAGGCAGCGAATTTTGCGCTGACCTGCAAATACAATTTGCATAATTCTCCAGGATATAGTTCCTTTATTGCAAGTGGAACAAGAGTCCCCATCGTTAGGGTGGTTTTATGATTGAATGACTTATCAATCCAATTTTTCCTTTCGTGTTTCTCCATCCTTTCTGGGAGTGCTGAGCCTGCTCTAATAGCCATAGATTAACGTTTTGTTGCGATGAGAATTATTTTTAGCAAAGATGATATCCAATCCGGGAGATTATCTAAATCCTTAGTTAATGAATCGTTCATTAGTTCCTCAAATCCCCTTATTTTTTTTAGCTGGTCCATAAGGCCAGCTTGTGCAAGCAAATTTTGAATTTGCTGTTTTGCTTTATTAAGTGCTTCCCTCTTTTGATTTAATGGTATGCCTTCAGCAAAGGCATCCTTTTCGACATCAAGTTCAATTTTTTTTAAATCTCTTTCATACTGCTTTATAAATGATTCCGCAGCTACTTGATTTTGTCGATATGTATTATATCCTTTTTCTCCAGTTCTTTCGTCAGTTATCAAAGTAGGGTCGAGTGCATTCAAAGCATTAGTTTGATATTGCTGTTCATCTGCATCTACCTGTAATTTACGACCTTGTTTTTTTGGTAAAGTTCCAAGCGTTGGCTCTATTGATAGTGTTGGAGATTCACTTTGAGTTGCTACATTTCCTTTATACATATAAGACAGGGGAAGACCTGCTTTTCTCAATCTCTTTAATTGTGCTTTTGGTGCGTTGTATTGATTTTGTGTAACAGTTCCACCAATATCGAACAACGCTTTTAACGCTGCCGCTAATAGTGTACCTCCTAATATTCCTATTGGCATTTTAGGAAGTTTTTGGCTTTTTGAATATGAGGATAATACCTTTAATAGCTTGCACTACTGTAATAAATGCAAGACTAATTTGTTCCCAATTTTCAGTTATCCAATTCATATTTTTTTTAAATTTTAAGAATAAAATTTTTTTTGGCCTTAAGAAGACGAGAACCTTAAGGCCTCGGAAAGCTATGTTTCCTTTTTGATTTACGCAAGTACCTCGCTATTATTTTTTAGATATCTGTCGATATCTTTTGTATATCTAATTGATTATCAATTAGTTATTTTTTTTTATTTTTTTTATTTTTTTTGTCTACGACAAAAAAAATGTTTTTTCCTGGGGAGACGCTCACGCATCCTCCGCCGCTTGGCTTGCTGCGTTCGTACCTCTCTAGCTGCGCTTCGCTGATGTGCGGTGCAGAGCCGCTTTCCCCCCAGACCCCCCTTTGGGAGTTTTGCTGCCTTTGGCAGCTTTTTTCTAGTGTTATTTACTTGCAATATTTGCAGTACTACACTAGTTGTCGTGAGACTATGCGCCCTATGGGGCGCGTCTCGTTGTTTTTATGCAGCAAGCTGCTGCGTTCGTGGCCTCCGCAGCTTGCTGCATCGGAAAAGACTCGTCCCTCGCTTTTCCTCTAATAAGGCAAGCTTATTTATTGCGGCTAAAGCCGGCTTATTTTACGCTCGCGAAATGCTCGCTATCTCATCGCCGAAGGGCTAGGTTTTTTGGAATTACTACGCTATGCATGCTATGGCATGCGCTCGTAAAATCGGTATTTCTTGTTTTAGCTACCGCATAAAATAAGAAAAGCCCCCGGTAATAATCCGGAGGCTTAGCACTGATTGAGAGAACGACACTAATCCCTTGATGGCTGTTGCTCATTTGGGTTGGCGGCATATACTAGATCGTAAATACGCCTGGACAACGTTTCAATATTTGTTTCAATCGGTAATTCCAGAATCTTGTTTAAGTGTTCCATAAATACCGTAAAGTGTATGTATTTCTTCCTGACTTCTTCAAGGCTCATGCCATGAAAATAATTGTCAGGGTTCAATGGCTGTTCTTTACCATTGATAATTTTTCCCTTATTTGGAAAAGATTCTTCGACATTTTTACTTTTCGATTGTGCCATTATCTACTTTTTGTTTGGTTACAAGTTTTTGAGCAGCTTCAAGTATTTCAGCTTGTCGCTTTTCTTCTGCTGCTTTAGCTTCAACTTCATGCTTTGCTGCTGCTGCCTGTGCTTCGTACTTATCAAGATCTGATTTAGCATCGGCAGCCTGCTGCCGATATGCAGCAAGTGCATGAAGTTTTTGAATTTTATCCATCATATAGAAATCCGGTTCTAAGATTCCTAATTGATCATAATAACCCGCGATTTGATCAATCGGGTGACCCATTCTTAGCATTTGAAATGCTTGTAGTGGTGTCCGGGTTGACATTACCATAGTCAATTTAGGACTATGGTTTCTTTCTGGTGTTGCTACTCCTTTCCTAAGCATAATTTATTCGATTGTACGTCTGCGACGATTTTTAAGAGTGTTTGAACGTGCTGTGATTGCGTTAACTCTAACTTCCTCAATATCCATTCCAAGCGCAAGAATCTTAGCCTCTTTATCATCCTTCGCTTGTAACGCTTTTTCAATTGTGAACTTCTGCTTTGCAGCGTTTTGTTCTTCAGTAAGAAACTTTTTTCTAAAGATTCTAGGTAGAGGCACTTTAAAGCCTCTAGAATTAAGGACTTGATTGTTCTGTGGTTGAGATATATGTTGTATAAATTCTCTTGTCGCAACACGCAAGCCCAATCCTTTCGACATAAAAGATCTTTCCTCTTGTCTGTCTTTATTTTGCTTCTCAATTTCATGCTTCATCATGTATTTTAATACATAATCAACTGTGTTCACATTGCATTCGTCAATGTCTATTCTACCTTTTGATATACCTGGCTTGTATTCTGCTGCTGTATGGTATCCCCTTTCTTTAGTACACAACTGTGTACTCCAAGCCCGATTGATATTAGCAATATCAACAATATTGAATAAAATATAGTGCCAGTGGGGACGATTTTTGAGGTCTCCATACTCAATACATCCGAGGTAACGAAGTTCCTCGAATTCGTGGACATGGTAGAGTGAACGTCTGTGTTCTTCTGTTGAGATTTCATTTCGTTCTGAGAGTCGAAGCGGATTTTCATAATACTTAAGCCATTTGATGAAATCAAAATGATCGTTTTTGTTTGCGCAATAGTTACCGTTATCTCCATAAGGTACAAATTCATCTTTATACGTTAATGTTACAAAGTAACTTGAAAAGGAAAATTGCTTTTCCTCCATTAATCTATATGACCATTGTGCCTTCCTTTTTTTAAGGCAAACAATACATTTTCCGCAATCTGATGGGAATGCATATTGCCATTGACCTTGCACATATTTAGGCTTTTCAAGTTTAATCCAGGTCGGGGTCTCGCATGCCATAATGCCATATCTGTGATTTAATTAATTGTGCCGTATCATCGTATTCATACCACCATTCAAGGTTTTTTTTGGGTATTAAGTCTCCTCTTAATACCCATTGGAAGTTATCTTCGCTCATATTTTATAAAAGCCTGGTACCGTATAAACGGGTGAACTAGAAACGTGCCAGGCATCACGTCCTTAGGTTATCTTAAAGCTCCGGTAAGCCGAATTTAGGTAAACGACGTAATATTTCAATACCAACATAAGCATGTATGTAACACTCATGTTCCCCAGCTTCTGCATCTACTGTAAAACACCGACCAATATCAGGGCGACATTCTATAAATTCAGAATTTAATACTACATCTGCCGCAGCTATAAATTTTCTGCCAAGGTGGAAAGCCTCCCAGAGATTAATCATTTGGCCTGATACAATATCATTTGAGTAACGTTCCCAATTATATTGTTGGGTGTAACCAAAGATTTCTTCGTTCCATTCGATATCAGCATCGTACCAGGAGAACCACACTTCTTTATTTCTTAAAGGTTGATCGCCTATTAAGGCGAATTGTTCCCACATGTAATCCATCTTGGTCTGACGTGTCCAAATTCTATCCATACCCTGATAGTAACTTGCTTTTGGATACACTGTAAAGATTGGAATCACAACACCGTAATCAGGTGCTGTATACATGAATTGAGGAGTATTGTCCCTAAAGACTGCTTTGCCCGCATAATCACCGACTACAACTTCGGCACCTGCTGCTGTAGCCATTACCTCTGATATAATTATATCACCAGTATAACCACCAATCCAAACAGGTTGACCAATCATTAGTGGATTAGGATTCCAGTCGAAATTGCGTTTTACAAAATCATTCCAATTCATATCTGCAGGTGTTCCACCTGGAAAACCTCCAGACCTCATATGCCTCTCAAGGAATTCAGTCATTTTTGAGGCATAGCGGAAATCCCTTATAGTTGATGATAGTTGTATAACTACATCAGACCCCCTTCGAAGAATTCCAGCAGTAGATAGTATAGTTCCATCTGTTGGAACAGTTCCATCAGTAAGGAACGTTTTTTGAGGTAAGAAATCACCTGTAACCGGGTCGGTAGCGAAAGAAGGTATAAGTA